GACTGGCTTTCTCAACTTTTAACTATGTTTACGTCTTGCGTCGAAGGTGTTACAATTGACCTCATTCACAAGCAGGACTTGGCAGATGAAGTCCCGTTAAAAGGATTTGAAGAGCATTCGTTAGATAGTATTGGAAGCACAGGATATTTTGTGGAAAAAACAAATTTGCAAACAATCACAAAACTTGCGTTGCCAGATTGTTATAGCGTGAATTCTAACGGATATTTACTAGTTCCTGACTTGAAAACCGCAGTGTATTTGCGTTCAAAAGGAGCCAAATTTCAGTGCAAGTGCGAAAAGGTCGATGACGAGTTTTGGAAGTTAAATGAAAACATTCCCGAGTAAAAGTAAATGCCTCGCAAACATTCTTTAAAACGAAAGACCATGAAAAAGGGCGGTTACTATAGTTTTTCGGGAGATGTGGCGACGGGTGCGCCCAATTGGACACGTCACTCAGAGATGGGCGATTACGCTATTTCTTCGCGGGGAGGCAATACGCAGTATGGTACGGGTCGCAAACGATCCAAAAAAGGAGGCAAGAAGCGTACTCTTCGCAAGAAGAAGATGAAGGGCGGTGGCGCATTTGGACAAGTTTCGCAGACGTTTCAGGGAACTGGTTCACGAGGACTTGCGGACGCCGTTGGTGTTTCCATAAACAAGCCCGGATTTGCGACACAGGGACAGTTTAATAACTTTGGAGCACAGCCTGGAAGTGGATTCAAGAGTTTTATTACTGCCGGTAAATAAGTAAAGATGAATCCGGATACTCTTTTGGGAGGCGGACTATTTGTTGCAGCCACTGTATATCTGATTCAACGCAATTTGACACATGCAGTTGTTTGGCTTGCCTTAATTTATGTTGTGGCATCCCAAGCAGGAATGTCTCACACTTTGGCTGTTCTGGCGAGCATTGTGGGTATGTATTTGATTTGTTGTGTCACCAAAGAAACGTTTGAGAATGAGGAAAAAGAAGAACCTAAAGCGAAAAAGGAAGATCCGAAGCCCGCACCTCCGAAAACCGATGATCCTCACGTAGACATTGGTACAACGATTTTGCATGCGTATCGAAATCTGACCCCTGAACAAATCGGAGGAATGCGTCGTGATACAAAGGAACTCATGGGTCTGCAAAAAGAACTCATGGGTTCATTGGCTGAAATGAAGCCTGCCATCGAACAAGGGGCGGAACTCTTGAAAACCTTTGGAACCTTTTTTGGAAAGGAAGAGCAGGCTTAGGAAAACAATGTATTGTATGATCGCTGCATTCCGTCGGCATACACGTACATGTGATATGTTTCATCATTCGTAGAAATAAAAGGACCACCAATGGACTGTATCAAGCGTTTCCATTCGTCGGTTTGTTCTTGTAGTTGTAAAAATCGTATGTATTGTTGCCATTTTGAAACGGCTTTGTGGATAGATAACACTGTAAATATTCCAATAGGTTGTTCAAACCACAAAGTAGAAAACACAATATACAAAGGATAGAAAATCATATCTATCCAAAAATTGAGTGTTTCAAATAACGTTTCTTGCTTGAAAAGTGTATGTAGATTCACAAACTCTTCTGCAATTTGAAAGTAGTTTGTAGAGTGTAAAAGAATGTATTGACTAAGTTCGCTCATTCTACTCTATTAAGATTCCTTTCGGAGGAAATTCCTTCTCTTCTAACGTTTCAGAATCCACGTATTTCCACACTAAGGGGTGGTATCCAGTAATATCTGTCAAAAGTTGAGGAGTTACATTTGTGGAATATTGTATTGTTTGGTTGACAATGTCTGTCACGGTATATTTCGTATCAGTGTATTCTGCACCAATCCATAGCCAAGGAAGTTTGTTTGAAGAAACTTCGGGTTTGGCTGTTCGCAAAGGACACAGTTTGTCGACAAACCAAAAGACAAATTTAAAAAGTTGAATAATCATTATATTTTAATACATAGATGATGTTGAAACCGGAGACGCGTCGCCCTGCTTTAGGTGAGTAACAATCTCATCGCGATTTTTTAGATTGTCGCCCGTAATAGGTTGCGAGAACTTCTCAAACAGCATGCGATCCATACCCAGACCTAGCGAAATAGAGGATGCCAGAGCAACCATCAAAAAAGGAGTGGCTACAATTGCCCACGATACGATTCCAAGATCAACACCACACAGAGCATCCAAAATAATAACACCGGCAACACCCATGACAACCTTGATCAAAGCGGTCGCAAATCGCATAAGGGACAGGTCGAGTCCTACATGAATCACGATATACAGTAGGTACAGAAGAGCAGGCGGACAGAGTGCATCAATAAAACGCATTTTGACACTGTTTACATTTTTAAACAGTAAAAAATGAGCGAGGAAGACATTGAGCGAATCATGCAACTTACGTTTTGTTCTGAGAAAGACGCGAGAGACGCCTTTTCCAAAACACAGGATGTTGTAGATGCATGCGATTTGCTGATGGTTATCGAGGATCCTCGAACGAAAAAGGGCGCCCCAAAGCCAAAACAACTCTCAAATGAGCAACAGGTGTTTACACAAATCCGCAAAGATATGGAGCAAATTGATCGTGCCAATGAAATTGCGCTTATGAAGATAAGTCAACCCGTGTCTTCTTCTCTAATGTCGTCGCATACCCTCGGCCTCGTCCGGGAAGAAATGTCGCTACGTTCTGACCATATTCTCGAAAGTCATCTACCAACTCAGGAAGAAGTGGCGCAAAAATCGGAAACGGTTTATCGGTAACCGTTTGAATGTTTTTGCGATTGGCGGTAGAGTGTCCAAATACGACCTTGTTTTGATCATCGATTCCCTCAATGGTTCCAAGTCCAAGAAAAGGAGTAGTTGCCCACGGACGAGGAAACACTTGCTTGGGACCCTTTTGGCGGGCTGTGCCAGGCGCACCAAAAATCAGTTCGCTTTGTGTATCGATGGCGCACCCACCTTCGGGAGAATTACCGAAGTTTCCCTTTCCAATCATTCCTGGATTCGAAGCCATATTCGAGACCGCCCAACTATTTCCGCATCCTGTCTGTGTAGCGTGTTGAACGGGCGCATCTCTTCGCTGATCGACATCTCGGGCGGCCTCACCTTGACGAGTATTTTCAAAAAAAGTAAGATAGGACATATCTCTTTACAAGAGATTTAGAAAGTAATATCACTTTAATACTTAAATAATGAGTTACTGGGGATATCACTTGGTTGCAGATTTTGGAAAATGTCTTCCATCCTCGATCCGTTGTAGCCGTAATATCCTATCATTTTCCAGAACCCTGGTCAGTGAAATCGAGATGGTTCCGTATGGTCAACCTTTGCTAAAACACTTTGGCGAAGGCAATAAAGCAGGATTCACATTAGTTCAACTTATCGAAACCTCCAATATTTGCGCACATTTTGTAGAAGAAACCGATGATATTTATCTAGACGTATTTAGTTGCAAACGATTTGACCCTGAGACCGTTGAGAGAGTTGTGAAACGATATTTTGCCCCTGCAACAACCACAAAGTTTTTTTTGAATCGCCAAGCCTTAGCACCAGAACTAAAATAGATGGAAAATGAATTAGATTTTGTATATCTAGCAAACCCGCAACAATATGGTATTTCTACAACCAGCCGATTGGCTGGAGCAAGATGTTAAGTTCAAATATGTCGTGGATGTGTTTGGACGCACGGACAAGAACGAAGTCGCGCAAGTAAGACTTACGGGATTTCGACCTTATTTCTTTTTGAGAATGAAAGATGGTGAAACAAAAGAGCAAGTACATATGGCTCTGGAGCATTCGTCTGGAAAGATGCTGAGAGATCTGAAAATTACATTGGAATGTAAGTTAGATGCCATGAAGGGGTTCAATGGTCTACAGCCGGTAAAAGTCTGGAAACTCTCATTTCCTGCTTTGTGGATGTTTAAAACTATTCAAAAAACTCTGAAACACTCGTGTAAAATCGGCTCTAGAAAAGTTCTTACAGAAGACATTTACGAAACCAATTTGCCGCCATTTATTCGTTTGTTTCACGAACTGAATTTGTCGCCTGCGTCTCCGATTACGTTTGAAAGCGATGATTATGAGCCCGATGAAAATGTACATGTAGACGTGTTTTACGAGGTTCCATATCAAGAGGTTACACTAGCAGAGAAACAAATTCCTTTGTTGGTGGCAGCGTATGATATTGAGACATATTCTGTATCGGGATTGTTTCCAGTTGCTACAAATCCAGGCGATGAAATCATGCAAATCGGCATAAGTTTTCGCTACTCAAACAATTTGTTGGAGGCAGGCAAGCGTGTTGTGTTGAGCAACGGGACAATTTCTGCTTCCAAAGATCCCGGAGTTCAGTTTATCCAATGCAAAAACGAACGAGATCTTTTGCTACAATTTGAAAAGTGTATTCGGCAAGAAAATCCAGATATTATTGCGGGCTTTAATACATTCGGGTTTGACGATCCATATATAGCAGACCGTGCCGACAGACATAAATTGTATTTGAGTTTTGGAAGGACAGAAGGAAGTTCCTGGAAATCCGACTATGTAAAAACCGAAAAGAAAACGTTTGAACTTGCTTCGGGAAAATTTGCAGTTCGATATTTTGAAATGCCTGGCAGATTACCAGTAGATCTCCTGCTGTCAGTAAGACGCGAGCAAAATCTCGATTCGTACAAACTTGACAATGTTGCCTCAACGTTTCTACGAGACAAGGTTTTGAAAATCGAGAAACTAGATTCCAAGAGAACAAAAATTTATACAAAGAGCACGCGTGGGTTGTTTCGAGGAAATCTTGTGAGATTTGATATTGTCGGTAATACGATGAACCCCTATAAAGAAGGCAAAAAATTCGAGACAGATATTGTTGAGCCAAAGTTCTTTGTGATTTATTCGGATGAAGAAATACTAGTTGATGTTGATACACAAAAACTAGAATGGTCATTTACGAAAGACGATATTTCGGTGAAAGATATGTTTGCTGCTCACATCGGTTCTGCGGATGAACGAGCCGTAGTAGCAAAGTATTGTATTCAGGATTGCGATCTTGTTCTTACGCTAATGGCGAAACTAGATACGCTTGTGAACGCAAGAGGTATGGCGGATGTTTGTAAAGTTCCTATGCAATACATCTTTCTGCGTGGGCAAGGAATTAAAATCTTTTCGGCTGTGGTATTCAACGCTTCCAAACGTAATCAAATCATTATGTCGCAGGAAAATGTTGAAGGAGATACTTCGTATGAAGGCGCAATTGTTCTTCCTCCGAAAATCGGAATGTATCTCGATCAACCAATCGCTGTTTTGGATTTTAATTCTTTGTATCCTTCGAACATGATTGCATTTAATTTGTCTCCCGACACTCTTTGCTATGTGAAAACATATGACGCCAAAGGTAAAAAGATTTCACAAGAAGGAGAGGAAATCAAACAGTATAAAATTGATGAGATTGGATATGACACGTATGACGATCAAAAGAACCCTACGGGACGAATTGTGTGTGGATACGTTCAACCCACAGATGATCCAAGAACTGTTGGCGTGATTCCATTGACACTTGATATTCTGCTGAAAAAGCGAAAGGAAACTCGAAAACTCATTGAAACGACGGAAGATGATGCGCAAAAATCTGTGTTGAATGGTCTTCAATTAGCGTATAAAACAGTTGCAAACTCGGTGTATGGTCAGTGCGGTTCAAGAACATCTCCTATTCGGAAACTCGAGGTAGCCGCATGTACGACTGCAGCAGGACGAGACAGAATTTACTTTGCAAAAAAGATTGTGGAAACAGAGTATGGTGCTCATGTAATTTATGGCGACAGTGTCGCAAGTTATACGCCAGTTATTGTAAAAATACATAACAAAGTACAAATTGTCTGCATAGATGAACTAGCTACGGAATGGACAAAGTACGGAGACAAAGAATCATGCGAACTTTCAAATATTGAAAGTTGGACAGAAACAGGATGGACACCTGTTCAGAGAATTATTCGACACAAACTAGATCCACAAAAGAAAATGGTAAGAGTTTTGACACATACAGGCATGGTAGATGTGACAGATGATCATTCTCTGCTAAAAGAAGATGCGACTGAAGTATCGCCAAAAGATATTGCAATCGGGGATACTTTGTTACATAATCAATATCCTGAAATTGCCGAAGGTACAAATTGCGAGGTTGAAAAGGCACGAATTTGTGGATTCTTCTTTGGAGATGGTTCTTGTGGAACATATCAATGTTCTAGCGGTCAAAAATCATCATGGGCGCTAAACAATGCAAATATTGAACTACTTACTATGTATCAAACTCTGTGTGAAGTTGTGTATCCATTGCTAGAATGGAAAATTCATCCAACGCTTGTTAGTTCTGGAGTCTACAAACTTGTTCCAATGTCTCAAGAATATGGATCATTAATAAAATTTATCGACGAATTTCGATCTATGATGTATATTGATAGGCGAAAGCATATTCCCGAATGGATTGTACACGGATCGCAAACGGTTCGAAGAGCATTTTGGGATGGATTGTACGACGCCGATGGAGATAAGGACATGAATGGATATATTCGAATTGATCAAAAACACCAATCAACATGTGCCGAAATTGCTTTGTTAGGACATTTGTTAGGATACAAAGTTTCTCTGAATGACAGAAAAGATAAACTACACATTTGTAGACTTACGTTTACAACAAATTCTCAGCGCAAACATGAGAATGCTGTAAAAAAAATGTATCAAATTCCGTATGAAGGCTATGTGTATGACTTAACCACCGACAATCACCATTTTCAGGCTGGTATTGGAAAAATGATTGTTCATAACACGGACTCGATCTTCATTAAATTTCCAACGAAAGATCTTGCCAAAAGTATTGAACTAGGTCAACAATCTGCCGCAAGAATCACCGAACTTTGCAGAAAGCCCTATAAAATCGAATACGAGAAAACCATGTTTCCGTTCATTATGTTTTGTAGAAAGCGCTATGTAGGGATGTTGTATGAAACTGACGTAACAAAATGCTATCGAAAAACGATGGGCGTAGCCTTGAAACGCAGAGACAATGCTCCTATCGTAAAAGATATATTTGGAGGAGCCCTTGATATTCTCATGGAGAAACGAGACATAAAACCAGCACAAGAATTCGTGAAACAAAAACTTGTGGAGGTATTGGAAAACAAACTTCCATTGGAAAA